GCATCTTCATCCAGCCCGTCCACCTTCTCACAGTAAGCGTTGCCATTAGATTCGATCCAGTATTCTTTAGAATTACTCATCTAGCCTCCAATCTGCTCATCCAGGCAAGCAATATCTGTATTTCTATCTTCTTCTTTGAAGTAGTGAAGCGTTAGCATAACGGACCCAATAGTCAGTAGGATGGTAGGATGAGACTGCTGGTTGGCGTAATTAATAAATTTATCTGGCGAGTAAGAAGTAACGGCGGCCACTTGTATCCGTGTTTCTTGTTTATCTAACATTTTCATTAGTCAACTCCTGTTATTTCTATCATCTCCACGTAAGTTGGAGACACCCAGATATTACGATCTATAAGCTTTAGTAAGGGCATCTGCATAATTGAGTGTGTGATGTCAGTTTCATTAGCCAATACATCAATTGGGATCTTTACTTTCACTTCGCCACGCGTACCGTCTTTTAACACTACAAACACTTTCATTTCATCAACTCCCTTACTTTAGTCCCCAGGATGACATCCTTAGAGAGTTCTTCAAATACTCGGAACGTATTTATGGCGTCATTAAGAGCTCTATGAGGCTTCCCCTCGAATTCCATACCAAGATGTTCTACTGCGCCTTGTAAGCCTTTAGAGAGCTTTCCTGGACGTGTAAGAAGGGTGTGCAGTTGAAAGAACGTTTTAATGTCGAAGGTACGTCTACGGAAGATGAAGTCCTTTTCTGAGAGCCCAAGCTCTTCTCGTAAACATCTAGCATCGCCTTCTCCCCACTGAGCACAGGTACGGTTGACCTGATACTGTATGACGTCAGCCTTAAGCTTTTCGTAAGCTTCTTGTAAAGAGATCCCGGATTTCACCATGTCAGTTGTGATGCCCGTGAGGGCTTCAATCTCAGGCTGAATTTCTTGATGGGGGTAAACCAGGATATTACTAGATCGAACTAGGTCAAACTTCCCCTTATCAAGAGAAACAATGACATATCCAATTTCGATGATACGTTGCTCAGGCGTAAAAGGATTATTGAGCTCTAGGTCCAGGAATAGTAGATTACGCATTATTTTTTTCCTCCTGAGTGAGTCTAAACCCAAAGCCTAAAATAGTCAATATAAATTCTTCAAATCCGGTGTCATGGTTCTTAAAATAAAAGAATCTAGTGTCAAAACTCATTCCTATAATAACGATGTCGTCAAATACCGCCGGGTCTCTATTGGAATAGCATGGACGTGGATACTCAATCCTAAGCTTCATCGCTTGCTACCATTGTTACAGTGTCGGCATCCTTATCACTAGCCCACAATCCATAGAATCTGATTTCTAGATATTCATCATCGAAATCGTAAAATGGTGGTTTCCCATCCGTAGATGCCACACAATAATGTTTACCCCAACGAAGCTTGTCACTACCCCCGAAAGTTTTATTGTAGTTAGCGACAGCTTGATTCATAATACTATCAAATAAATAATTAAAATACGCGCTATTATCAGCGGCAATCGAGCACTCATTATATGGGATCTGAATCCTATATACCGCCTGGGCGCACTCTTTCGTTTTAGAATTAACTGTCACTTTTGCAGGAGGATTTAACTGGAACGAGTCTTTACTGAAAGCCAAAGTGCCTCCTCCTGTTCCAAGGGAGATGGACGGAACTTTAAAGAAAAACGATTCGATTTGTTCGGTTAAGTGTACAAATTTATTCAGTTCCAAGAATAAATCTTTATACCGAACATTAAACTGTGTGTTGAGGGATTGTAAGTTTTCTTCACGTTTAGTCATATGTGTTTCCTTAACTGCTTTTCTTTTATCGGGTTCATTATCTTATCCGATGCTCTTCTAAGCTCTAACCGATCTTTATCTTCAATGTCTTCTAACCCGTCGATTAAAAGATTGATCCGTTCGTACAGGTCAATAAGATCCCAGGATATAGTATGTTCATCGATAATAGCGTCATTATATTCGTCTAAAGTCAGCTCACCATCTTTTATAGAATTAGAGACAATGTGGAGATCATTAGCTAAAGCTCTTAATTTGGTTATGTAATTATTTATTTTTTTTAATTCTGTCATAATGTCGTTTTAAAACCTCCATAATGTCGGCTTCATTTCTAATGATCTTATAAATTTGTCTGTCTTCGTTAGTGGCACTATTTGAAGAGTAGTTGGCAAATACATATCCCTCAGCCCTACCTAATTCCGAATTAAGAAAGTCTCGGACATAGGCGTAAGGAACCGCTAGAGCGAAGCTAAGTCCTTCTTGTCCAGCAAAGACCACCGCAGTAAGTTCCCCATCGTCATTATACACAGCAGATCCGCTAGATCCTGGCATGATAAGCCCGGTCACTAATTGAGAATTAAACATCATAATTACCGGTTTAAACCCGAACATGATACAATAACCCAGGTTGGGATTTTTAGGAGTAAAATCATCCTTCACGCAAGGTTCTTGTTGAGTCATAAGAGTTATGACGATTTCGCCAGAGAAATTTCCTTTAGACACAACATGTGGTAGCAAATTAGGATGTCCTGAGATTGTAGCGGCTGTATATTTTTCAGGCTTTTCGGATGCCAACTTAGTGTTTACTCCGAAGTTCTTTAGCACCTTCACCAAGCATAAATCATGGTTTTTATACATCTTATAACTTAGGACTAAATCGCTATCGCCATTATTTGTAGTGACTACTGCGCCATTCTTAACTATGTTACAAACATGTCGGTTGGTTAGAATAACACTCCCATTAGCCCCACTTCGCATAATGCTTCCAGTTCCACCGTTAGTTCCGGCTAAATTGGTTATTTTTACGCTAGTTTTAGCGAAGTCTTTAGCTTCCTTTGGTGTAAGGACATTGGACGGCTTAGATAGTAAGAACGCCGCAGTTCCTAGTGACAACAGTGCCGTTGCTCCCAGCACCCTAATAATAGCATTAGCATACTTATTCAGTAGTTCAGTTTCTTTTTTAAAAATATTCATTTTTATTCCTTTACATTGCTAGATTAATACTATATTATATTATTTTGATACACCTGTCAACTAAAAAAACATATATATTATAGGTAATAAAGTAGCAACGGGCAAACACCTTTAAAATATTTAAAAGCTGGCCATCACGCTCAATAAATTACTTATTTTTTTAATTATACACATGAGGTTACGGATGCTTCAATATATAAAAAGACGAGACTTAGTTCTCGGTCTATTGCTATGTCTTGGCATTAGATCTATGGTTAGCGGTGATTCCATCGCTTTAGCGGCTATTGCTATTGTTGCCGGAGCTGTGTATTCATACACTATCTACCTTGAATCTAAAATCCAAAAGGACATCAACTCTGAAGTTAAAGAAGAGCTTGAGAACGTTAAGAACCTAGTGAACGGACTCTCAATTAAATCTACAGTTAAGCCTGTCTATGAAGAAAAGAGATTCTTCTAATGGCTAAAGAAATTCTGGATATTAATAAACTTCTTAAAGAATCTAAAGATGTACAGAAATTCTCTGCTGCACAATCGGATTTGATAACACAACTTATAGACGAAAATAAGCTATTACGTGATAAGCTAAATCAGATGGAAACTGCGGTAAAACACACCTCAGCTCTATCTATAACAGATCAGCCTAGCCCTGAATCTATTGTTTGTATGGAACAAATTCAGCGTATACGAGAAAAGTCTAACACCCGCGAGCTAACTCTTGAAGAAGTAAAGCGACTGGACCTTCTCATTAAGAACTTAAGATTGACACAAGAACAATCTACCGAAAACGTAGGCAAGGCTAAATACCGAGATGTATCGGAGGCAGACCTTGTCGCAACCATCGAAGAAACCTAAACTCTCCAAAGACCAGGCAATCGATATTGCTTGGCGTAAAGGGCTCCTATCCTGGAAGCTCCATGCTGCACAAAAAGAAGTGTACAATTCCATAAAAGAAAGCAAAAAAAAGATTGTCGTTGTCGGCTGTGCAAGGCGCTTCGGAAAGTCGTACATGCTTCTCTGTTATGCTATTGAAGAATGCCTGAAAACTCCTTACATTGTAATCAAATTCTTAGCTCCTACAGCTAAAGATATCAAATCTGTCATTGCGCAGAACATGCGTGAAATTCTAAAAGACTGTCCAAAAGAACTCACACCTAAATTTAATTTACATTCAATGACCTACCAATTTCCTAATGGTAGTGAGATACAACTGGCCGGTACTGATAACGGCAATGCGGATAAGGTCCGGGGATCTGAAGCTGCACTTTGTATCGTAGACGAGGCTGGGTTCTGTGATGATTTAAACTACGTTGTCAATAACGTATTGATTCCTACTACGGCTAAAAGTCGTGGTAAGGTTGTACTAATCTCTACCCCTTCTCGCTCACCAGATCATCCATTCATGGATTATTTTCGAACTGCCGAAGCTACTGGAGATCTCGTTAAGAAAACTATCTATGACAACCCTATGATTGATGAAGAAGAAAGAAAAGTCCTCGCTGAAGCTGTTGGCGGATTTGAGAGTGTGTCGTTTCGACGAGAGTTTCTAGTTGAGGATATTGTCTCTGAGCAGGATGCCGTTGTGCCTGAGTTCACTACAGAAAAACGTGCTGAAATCGTAAAAGACATTCCAGCCCCGCCTTTTTTTGACAGCTACGTCTCAATGGACATCGGAGGACGAGACTTCACCGTTGTTCTATTCGCCTACTATGACTTTTTAAAGGCCACTGTGGTTGTTGAGGATGAACTTGTATTCAAAGGTAAGATTCTGACAGACGACATCGCTAACGGGATAAAAGAAAAGGAAGCAAAGCTCTGGACAACTCGCGCCGGGGAACTTAAGCCGGTTCATTTGCGGGTGTCTGACAACAACAATGTCATCCTATTGAACGATCTTTCATATAAACATCAGATAAATTTCGTACCCACATTAAAAGACAACGTTGACGCAGCACTAAACCACGCTAGGCAGTTAATTAAATCCAATCGAATAGTAATCAACCCTCGATGCTCAACACTCATTTCACATCTTAAGGGTGCGATATGGAAAAAGAGCGGAAAAGAATTTGCTAGGAGCGCAGATTTCGGCCATTATGATGCACTCTCAGCGTTTATTTATCTTTGTCGGAATGTCGACTTCACTAAAAATCCTTACCCAGCCAATTACAATATGTCATCGGCAATGGAGTTCTTTAAAAAGGAAGATGGCAAGAAAGAACAGCCTAAAACTCAATTAGAACGCACACTTGTGAATGCTTTTTCCGGTCTAAAACGTAACAATTTACGGAGAAACTTTTAAAAAAACATATATATTATAGTTACAAACCTTGTAGTAAGGACTTTTAATGTCAGACAATATATACTTTGCCTCAAAACCCGCTGAGGAAACAGCTGACGTTTTGCTTAGAAAAGCAAATGCGTGGTACAACCAGTTGTATAACAACGGATACCTGATGAAAATCCGTGATGTTTGGATGTCTTATTACAACTGTAACTACGGAACTGGCTCCAGCAGCCACCGAGTTATGTTCACCGGCGAGCAAGGTGAGCAAGTAGCTATCAGCGTCAACCATCTTCGTAACTTCGGTGAGCACATTATCCAGATGATCACCGCAAATAGGCCGGCTCTTCAAGTTAGAGCCTCCAACACCGACTACAAATCCATTGCCCAGACAAAATTAGCCGAAAGTCTTCTTGATTATTACATGAGAGAGAAGCGACTTGAGAAATATCTTAAGCGGGCAGTTGAATACGCTGTCGTTTTGGGTAGCGGATACATCAAAATGTCATGGAACTCCACTTCCGGTGAGCAATATGAAGTAAATGAAGAAACCGGAGCCCCTATTTATGAAGGGGATGTCGAATTCCGCAATCTCTCTCCCTTTGACGCAATTTTTGACATGTCTAAAGACTCAAGCTTTGAACATGACTGGGTTATTTGTCGAACTTTTAAGAATAAATTCGATTTGGCGGCTAAATTCCCAGAAAAAGCTGAGAAAATCAAAGGTTTGCAGACAAAATCAGACATTCTTCGTTATCGTTTGGATATTACTCCTTACGATGAAACTACAGACGTTCCAATATATGAGTTTTTCCATAAAACTACTGAAAGTATGCCAGACGGACGCTATATTCTCTTCTTGGATAGCGATTTAGTCCTCATGGACACGCCAATTCCTTACAGAACCCTTCCTGTGTTCCGTATATCACCTTCAGACATCCTCGGCACTACTTATGGATACACAACACTGTTCGATCTAATGCCCCTCCAAGAGGCTTTAAACAGCTTATACAGCACCATCCTAACAAATCAGAACGCTTTCGGTGTTCAGAACATTTACGTGCCTCGCCAAGCCGATGTTTCCGTTAAATCTATGGAAGGCGGCCTTAATATCATCGAAGGTAATGCTGCCGCAGGTAAACCTGAGGCTTTGAATCTGACAAGCACCCCTCCTGAGATATTCAACTTTGCTGGGCTCTTAGAAAGACAGATGGAAACCCTTTCAGCGGTTAATAGTGTGGCCCGAGGTAACCCTGAGTCTTCATTAAAGTCTGGAGCAGCTCTTGCTCTAGTTCAATCTCAAGCATTACAGTTTATGTCTGGACTTCAAGAGTCATACACCCAACTAATCGAAGACGTTGGTACAGGACTCATCAATATGCTTAAGGATTTCGCATCTGTTCCGAGACTTGCCACTATTTCAGGTAAGGCTAACAAGGCTCTCTACCAAGAAACATTCACTGGTGACGATCTTTCTCAGATCAACCGTGTTATTGTCGAGGCTGGAAATCCTCTCGGAAAGAGCACCGCTGGTAAAATGGAAATAGCCCAGCAAATGATGCAGTATGGTATTATCAAGAATCCGGAAGACTTCTTGGCGGTAATGGAGACGGGAAGACTAGATCTGATGACAGATGAATCCTACCGTGAAACTTTAAACATCCGTCAAGAAAATGAACGTCTTGCTGACGGTCAAAATGTTAAAGCTTTAATTATCGATAAACATTCTATTCATATTAATCATCATAAAACAGTGTTATCTGATCCTACTTATCGTTTTGACGACGAATTAGCCGGAAGAGTACTTGCACATATTCAAGAGCACGTGGATCTTCTCCGCAATGGAGACCCAGGTCTTCTTGCAATGATGGGGGAACAATCTCTTGGTCCGGCGCAAGGAACTCCTCCTCCGCCACAACAAGGTGGGGATGTAAATCAATCTCAAGCTCCTAATCCTGAGCAAAGCCCTATGGGACCTCCTCCTGCTGGAGCTGAGGGAATGCCAGGAATGCCTAATATGCCCCAAATTGATTCCGGACTTTTAGTCAAGCCTGAGCTTCAACAGAATAGTTTAGGAAATGTAAAATAATGGTTATATATAAAATTACTAATCTATTGAATAAAAAATGCTACATAGGACAAACTTCTCAAAAGAATCCTATGAGAAGATTTTATAGCCATATTTCTAATTCTAAATTAAATATGGACGGTTATTTATATAATGCGATTAGAAAATATAGTATAGAAAATTTCAAATTTGAAGTAATAGAAGAAGTAAATTCTAGGGATGAATTAAATTTTTTAGAAAAATACTATATAAAACATTATGATTCAATGAATAATAAATATGGATATAATTTAACATCGGGAGGGGGGCAGTGTATTTTAACTGCCGAAAGTCGATTAAAAATTTCTAACACAATTAAATCCCAATTTAAAAATGGCCGTAAGATTGTATTAAGATCCATCCTTAAACTTTCCGAAGAAACAAAAAAAAGAATTAGTTTGTCCGGAAAAGGAAAAAAGCGTTCTGAGGAAACTAAAAAGAAAATGAGTGCTGCGCATAAAGGAAGAAAAAAATCGGACGAATGTAGAAAACGATTATCAGAGGCAAAGAAAGAATATTTTAAAAAAAATAGAGCGCCTAATTCAAAAAAAATAATCTGTTTAAATGATAATAAGATTTTTAATAGTGCTAGCGATGCTGGACGGTTTTATAATATACCCGTAACTGCTCCGCCTAGAGTTTGTAGAAAAGAGCGAGCGCACTATAAAGGATTTGTTTTTGAATGGTTTAATTCCGTTCCCGCAAATATGCTGCCAAATCCTGATGTACAACAACAGGCGATGAACAACGTAAAAGGTTAATTAAAGGGGATATGATTTGTCTACGAAGTATCTAAATGGGGAAAATATACTTCGGCAAGTGTACGATGCCGATGCTGAGAGTCTTAGGACTACAGCGGTAGCTACATTTAGCGGCGGATCAATTAGTGTTTCTATTTCCCACCTCACCGATAGTATTAAGATCGGAGATGGTACAGATTTTTTAGCAATTAACCCTGATGGCAGTATAAACGCTGTTATTTCAGGGACAATGAATATTGAGATTGATGCTGCAGATGGCGATAACATCGCTATATCAGACGGAACTGATACATTAGCTATAAATGCTGATGGTAGTATAAATGTTGCTGGTGTTGCTACGGAAGTAACACTTAGTGCAGTGGATGCAAAGCTTGGAGCGGTTGAATCTGCTCCTGGAGTTTCAGCAAGTACAGCAATAACTATTCAGGGTAATCCTGGCGGATTGGCAGTACCCGTAGATGTCTCTAATTTCCCAGCAACCCAAGCTGTAACACAGTCGGGTACTTGGAATATAAATGACATCACCGGAACAATAAGCCTTCCTACTGGAGCCGCCACTGAAACGACGTTAAACTCGGTGCTTACGGCGATTCAAAGTATAGATAGCGATACGCCGCCTCTTGGTCAGGCTTTGATGGCAGCTTCTATACCTGTAACAATGGCTTCAGACCAAACCGGAATTAATATGTCCGGTACGGACAACGGTACGGATAGCGGAACAAAATTTACACTGGTGAATAATAGACGCCAGCAAATATTAGCAGCTAAAGATCGAAATGACGCAGTTACTTATGCTGATTTTGGAACAAAAAATGAACGAATTACGCAGATTGACTACACGTCAGCAACAATAGGCGCGTTCACTGCTAGAAAAACTGTAAATTATGTATTAGATGGTAGTAAATATAAATTAACGAATATAGTTTGGACTTTATTTTAAGGAGATATAATGAAATTAACGAAGTTAGACCTACTTACACAAGTAGTCGGAAGTTACGATCAAACAAAAACGACAATTTCAGGACGTGTCGCCTCAAAAACTGTAGATAGTCTTCCTGTACTGGGTGCCCCTCTTACTAAATATATGGACTTTTTCACAGACTCACTAGGATCTATCCCTACTGGAGCTATGTACGCCAGTCCTAATGGTAGACTATTTGTAGTTGGTACTGTTGCGGCAGGCCAAATACCAATTTTTCTTTACACATTCAACTATGCTGACGGAAGTTTTGCGTTTGTTGGAAGAATAAACCTAACTTCACCAAATAACGCGGCAACAACTCACACGATAAAAGATATTCGAGTTATTGACACAGGAACTACTGGATGGAAGATTTACGTTGCTACAGTGGGATCTGTTGTTATCAACGGTGGAACATTCTGCGCTAACAGTATTGATTTAGCCGACTTTGTTCCGGTTGCAGCGCCTACTATACCGTTTGCAACAGGAAATGGTCAGAAAGCTGTTTATTTCAGTCAAAATGGATCCGCTACAGGCGTTAACCAAGCAGAAACTACAGCAGCGGCTCTTATTTACGATAGTAATACAAATAGAATGTACACACATAACGGTATTGCCGCAACACATCAGTATTTTGTTCGTGATACCACAGCGTCACTAACTTACACTTCAGCTTCAGTGAGTGTGTCAGTTGCTGCTCCAGGTAAAGTAACTTATAACTCACATCCATATTTAGCTAATGACCCTGTAGTATTCATAGCAGGTACTGTTCCTACTGGACTTGTTGTTGGTACTGTATACTATGTTCGTAACCCTAGTGCAAATGATTTCGAATTATCATTAACCACTGGTGGAGCATCTATTACTACCACAGGATCGGTTTCTGTTGGAGCGGTAATCGGAAGAGCTTTTGGTACCACAAGTGCGGACTTTTTATACAAAACTGGAAACTTACCAGCACTTACTGGCGTTATGCTTACAAACGGTTCTGAAAGAAAAGCTGTACCTGTAGCGGCACCTCTTAACGGCGGAACTTTAAATGGTAATGCTTGTGCGTTTATCGCTACTTCAACTAATATATATTTAGGATTGTTGTCAGAGCTTACTACAGGAACTACATCTTGGCCTTCACTCACTACATCCAATATTCTTGGAACAACCAACCAGATTACAGCGGCTACCCCAGCGTTTGCTACATGGTCTGATGAGTTGGACTGCGCGCTATACACAACAAATACCACTAAAATTGTGGGTAAACAGGTTGTAAACAATCTAATTAAATATCTATTCGGAGAAATCAATAACACTTACCTAGAAACAACTTCTCCTGCAGTAGTTGAAATGGGACTTGCCGCTATTGCTGCAATAGCCACCGAAAGTGGCTGGTTTTTTGTTGCCGGATCTACCATAGGTCAACGTGGCATTATCTGTATGGATATGAGATCTGACAGTAGTGTTGATTACTCATACATCGTAACTAAGGTGATTAATACGCCAAATCAACAAATATACGTATTAAATACTTTAGAAGCTTTGTATACATCTACAGGAAATGTTAAGTTACAATATAGAACTAGTGGATTTGGAAGTATCAGCGGAGGATGGACTGACATTGCTTTAGGAACTGACCTCTCTGCTATCACTACGGCAAGTCAAATACAGTTTAAGATTTTATTCAACATGCAGTCTGAGGGAGCTTCTTCTCCGGCGCAAGTTAATGAGCTTCTGTTAGGATACATCGATAATGTTGAACTTGATGAACATTTTGAATACTCTCATGATAACTCATCTACAGGATCTCCAACAAGAGTCGCGTTTAGATTGAAGAACGCGTTCCAGTCATCTGTACCAACATTGACATT